TGGATTGAGAGATGTGAGTTCATGAAGACTCAACCACTAGACAAAGATTGGAACGGCGTTTTTATCGCAACAACGAAATAGGTCTAATATGTGGTTATTCATGACATCTCCGATTATTTCTTGGGCTCTTTGTTTAGTTGGATTTAGTGTATATTTTACTTTTTCTGATGTACGACCTTCTGGATCAATGTTGCCGTGGTTTATTGCCGTCAATAATGCTCTGATGACATTTGCTTTTTATCGATGGATGATAATACTTTATTTTAAAAAAACCTCTTGACAAGTCTCTTTTTTTCGTGTATACTGTATAGACACTCGAAAATTAAAAGAGATAAATAGAATTATGGATGTATATCTTCACACAGCCCTTGCAGTGGGTGCAATTGCAGCAGCATATTATGCTGGTCGCTGGTCTATTAATGACAAGATAGAACTGGTCATTGGAACAATGTTAGATACTCTTGAGAAAGAAGGTTTCGTTGCAACGGTGCTGGACAAGGATGGTGACAAGGAACTTGTTCCCATTTCTGAGTTGGTTGCAAACGCAGTCAAGGAAGCCAAAAAATAACTTGACAATAAGCTTATTATTTGGTATGATAGAATATAACTGAGAGAAAGAGACGATTATGAAAAAATTACTTATTGGTGCCGCCGTCGCTGCTATGATGATGACCCCAGTGGCTGCGAAAGCAGGTAATGATTGGGTCGGGCCCGCTATTGCTGGTACAATATTTGGTGTAATAATTGGTAGCCATCATGGCCACCACAATAACCATACAAACCATACAACTGTTATTGTTAGGGAACCGACTCATGTATATCGCGCCCCACGGCGTGCTCGTTCTGCATTGGTTGAGGTTTGTAAGACTTGGCCGCACACAGTGCGGGATCACTACGGTGATTACTACACTGAGATGATTTATGATTGCCGTCTGGTAAGAAAAGCTATTTGGTAATCAAAAACTACTTGACAAATCCCGATCAATAATGTATAGTTAGAATCATGAGCGGTATGCACCTATTGCCTGTGTACTATTCGACCACGAATACACGCAAGCGCAAACAGAAGAAGAAATCCAAGTCTGTCCTAGAGGCCGAGCGTAAACACGCAAAGTTTCTCAAGAAGATGGGTGTAGGCTCTCGTAGCTCAGTTGGATCAGAGCATCGGTCTTCTAAACCGAGGGTCACAGGTTCGAGTCCTGTCGAGAGCACCAATTCACGGAGTTTGGCGCAGTCTGGTAGCGCACCTGCTTTGGGAGCAGGGGGTCAGAAGTTCGAATCTTCTAACTCCGACCAATTCTATAATCCCAGTATGGCAAAGAAACCAGAGAATGTTTACACTGGTACAGAAATCATAGGTATTGGACAGATGCATAAATCTAATGCAGTACCTATTCGTAGAAAAGATGATGCTAAATCAATAGCAAACATGAGGAGATAATCGTGAGAATTGAAGTGCGTAATAATAATGTTGAAAAAGCGATGAGGATTCTAAAGAAGAAGCTCACAGAAGATGGGTTCTTTAATGAACTGCGAGAACGAGAGTTTTATACATCGAAGGGTGAGAAGAGGCGACACGAACGTGCTGCAGCTAAACGCCGACAGAAACGTAATCTTGAAAAACGAATGGAAGAACAAGGATATTAATCCAATGCCACGCAAGAAAAAGATCACTGCTACTACAGACAATAGTGAGTGGAAAGCACCTAAGAAACGCAAACCTCGCAAACCTATGACTGATGATCAGAAAGCAGCTGCATCAGAACGTCTTGCAAAGGCGCGAGAAGCACGGGCAGCAAAGAACCCTGATTACGGTAAGACTAACATTCATGAGAGTTTGCGTAATCTTCCTGATGAACATCAGCTAAGTCCTGCTAGAGTTAAGAAGTGGATCAAGGTTCAGAAGGATTATGCAAAGTCTGAACGTGCTGCTGTACGCCAAAAGATTAAGGGCGCAGAAGCAAGACTTGCTAATCATGAGGCGTATGTTCGTAATATGCAAAAATACCTTCGTGATGGTGTTTGGGTGGACATGTTCTACGGAGAACAACAACAAGGTAAGATTCGCAACAGATGTGTTGCAATGGCTTACTACTGGTATGGACCACGCAAGGGACAACCGAAACGAGACGTAGGGACATTATATCCTGATTTGGGATTAGTATGGACACAAGAAATGCATGAAGAGGAATATGGAAATGAGCGACCAAGAGACGACGCCACCGGAGAACGTGATAAAGGGTCCGTGGCCCGCAAAAAGCGGAAGAGAAGTAAAACTTCCTGATACCGATGTTATTGCCATGCAACAGGACATTCAATTTGCTGAGGAACTTACTCAGAGTTTGATGGTCCAGATGATTCACACTATGAGTGAGAATGGTATTGATGTTAGTGCAAAGACTTTCATTCGTGACATGGCAATGGTTATTTCGATGGTAAACGGTTCTATATATAGAGATATGGGAATGGCTCACATAACACAGAAGTTCATGGAAGAGTATGTTGATATTCATGATGATGAAGGTGGTTCTTTTGAAACAGAAGTTGACTTCGAAACAATTGTTGAACTTGCAAATTTGATAGAGGATGATGATGACCCCAAAGTTTCATGAACCATTTAGTCCTACGATTTTAGAGACAACTGTTCCAGAACGATTTGTTGATATTGTCAATGACGTTGCTGATGATGTTTTGTCAAGTGAAGAAAAGAGCAAACAGTGGGATTGGTCACACAAGCTTGTTGGTAAGGTGAACAAGGAGATTTTGATTCCTGTCACTGACCCCGGCGATAGGTCATTTCTATTCAAGACTATGAAACAGGGCTGTCTGGATTATCTGCTTCACATGATTGATAAGAAGAGAAATAACCCGTGGACTCGAATGGAAACTGGAGCAAAACCAACCCTCGACAATATCCATCTGACTCATAGTTGGGTGGTAAGTCAGTATGCTGGTGATTTCAATCCCTTTCACCACCACAACGGTGACTTCTCTGCTGGTGTTTATCTCAATTATCTCAAGGTGCCAGATGGTATGAATGATGAGTGGGAAGAAGATTTTCAAGATCACTATCCAGCCAAGGGTTTGATTGAATTTGGGTTTGGTGAGTCACAACCATTTCGTGCAGATAATATAAAATTCAAACCAGAGGTGGGCAAGTTCCTTGTGTTTCCATCTTGGTTGAAGCATCTTGTGTATCCCTTCTCTGTAGAAGGTGAACGACGCATGATGAGCTTCAATGCGACCATTATAAATAGAACGAAAGAATAATTATGATATTAGTTGACATGAACCAGATTTCAGTTGCATCCGTTATGATGCATCTGCATATGACAAAGAAGACCAAACCCGAAGAGGATATGGTTCGTCATATGATTCTCAATTCACTACGCATGTATCGCATGAAGTTTTGCGAAGAGTATGGTGAACTGGTTCTGTGCTACGACTCTAAACACTACTGGCGTCGGGATTATTATCCTGAGTACAAGCACAGTCGCAAGAAGGGTAGAGAGTCCTCTTCTAACGATTGGGATGCAATCTTCGAAGTGCTGAACGCAATCAAGGCAGAACTGAAAGAGTTCTTTCCCTACAAACATCTTGAGGTCTATGGTGCAGAGGCAGATGATATCATTGCTGCACTGTGTGGTGAACTGGAGTTCGACAACGGTAAGACGTTGATCCTGTCAGGCGACAAGGATTTCATTCAGTTGCAGAAGTTCCGTAATGTGACACAATACAGTCCCATCACCAAGAAGTTTGTCAATGGTGTTGACCCAGATACCTATCTGAGTGAGCATGTTCTAAAGGGTGACAGCAGTGATGGTATTCCAAACGTGTTATCACCAGACAATACTTTCGTGGATGGACTGCGACAGAAACCTCTGAGCAAGAAGAAAATAGAGATGATGGTTTCTGGTAATTTCCCTAACGACGAAATCAAAAGAAACTACCAACGAAACAAGAAACTGATTGACCTCAAGGAATCACCAGCTGAGTTGTTTATGGAATGTTGTACAGCATATCATAATGCATCAGAAGGTGACCGTAGCAAACTACTAAATTATTTTACACAAAAGAGGTTACGCAACCTCGTTGAATCGATAGGAGAATTCTAATGGCGATAGACACATACACACCAAGTTTTGCAGAAACTTTGTCCAAAGTTTCCAAGATAAAGACAAAGAAAGAGAAAGTTCAATTTTTGAGGCAGTACCAGACTGATGCACTTCGCATGATCTGCAAGTCGTCCTTTGACCCAAAAATCATATGGGAACTACCAGAAGGTGATGTACCGTACACACCGAATGATGCACCAGAGGGCACAGAGCATACCTCATTACAGCAAGAGGCCCGAAAATTGTATCACTTTATCAGGGGCGGTAATCCCACCATGCATCAAAATAAACGTGAATTGATGTTCGTACAGATGCTTGAAGCACTTCAGGCTGATGAAGCAGAACTGCTGGTTGCTGCAAAGAATAAGTCTCTGCATCGTAAGTACAAGGGTCTATCTGATAATGTGGTCAAGGAAGCATTTGATTGGGATGATGAATACAAACGAATTGAACCCGCTCAGTATCCACAGGCCAAGGGTATGGCATCAGGTGGGTGAGACTAATTTATCCTTTAACAAGGGATTCTAATCCTTTGAATGCTTTTATGTGGGGTTGGATTTATGGAAGTGTCTTTTCGTCATTAATTATTTTGATTCTTTTTTTAAGTTTCTTTTAGAATCAATGACTTAGACGCTACGATTTTTGTTGACATATCCGAATCCGTATGGTATAGTTAGTTATACACTGAGAAAACAAAGGAAGAGACATGAACAACGAAATGACCGCCCTGATTGAGAACATCAAAGCAGACTACCTCAACTGGACCACACGGTGTGCTGGTGCCAAGGGTCTAGACGCTTTGACGGAAATCAATAAGACGATGATTGCTGAGTTCAACGAAAAAATCACTTACAAGGTGGGAACTAAGTACATCAAGGTATTCACCGAAGGTGGTAGCGTTTGGGGTTTTGTTGTCAACACCGATAACGATAAGAAGTTTCGGAAGGGTGATATTCTGAAAGCCGCTGGTTGGGCTGCTCCTGCTCGGAACAAAGCACGGGGTAACATCCTCGACGGTGGTTACACCATCAACTGGACTGGCCCCCTTTATCTCTAGGGGGTCATTTTAGGGGTTGACAAATCCTTCTGGACATGGTACTATAAGACATAATCGAAAAAAGGGTTGATATGAACTACATTAATGTCATTGGGTCTACTAAGATGAAACGTGCTCTCGTTGAGTGTGCGGTTATCTTCTGCATCAGTGAGTTAATGCCTCGGATGCGAACCCTTGAGATTGAGGTCAATATCAAGAAC